CTTGACTTTCATAAATGCAGGAATTTCTCGGACCAGATTGTCGATTAATTCTATCAGCATCGTACCCATACGCATTGCCATTAATATAAGCTGTGACAAATGCATCTGAATTGAAAGATCTTACTATCGCTTGTGCGTTCACTACTTTCGCAAGGAAAAGACTAAGCACAAAATAAAATAAAGTTAAAAAAATAAATTTTTTCATTAGCAATGGTTTCCTTTTCTTCTAATTGCAGTCACCTTACCTCTAATTTTAGTTTGTTGTTGAATAGCATCTGATGCTTTTAATATATCTTTTTTAATTAAATTAATTCTTGTGATTGCAGCAATCGCCATACCATTTTCAACATAGTCTCTTACGTCATCTAAATCTTCAACTAGTTTATGCGTAAATATTTTATTATACAACATATACATTTATTCTTTTTTAGTTTCTACAGTTGGAATAAAATATTCTTTAATTTTATTTACAGTATCAAATATTTGTGGGTTTTCTTCTCTTGTTTTAGACCAGCTTTCAATTTGATATGTTTTTGTTTCTTGCCAGAAATTAGATAATCCAGTTCCTATTTTATCAGGAACATTAACTACAAAGTTTCCTAAAGAAATTATTTCATTCGCAATAGAAATTGTTGTGTTTTCGTACCACTCTGTAATTTCATCTTTAATTGGTTTTTCAGAAGAATATGAAGATTTTGGCATAAAAGTTAAAAGTAATACTAATATAATTGCAAATATAATCGCACCGATTAAATCAGTTTTATGATTAGTATATTTTGATATTTTAATTTTTGGTTGCCAATCCCATTCTCTATGAGTGCTCATTTTTTCTCTATTCTCAAACGATTCTTCATTTACTTTGGGATTTTCTAAATGTCTTCCAAAATTTTTGGTGTTCATTATTGTTTCTCCTTAGTTAATTGTTTTGTTTGATGTAGTAATTCGCTCATAATACTACGAGCCATTTGTTGCATAGATTCTTCCATCTCTGCTTCAAATAGTTTTTTCTTACATTCACGATCACAGCTGTTTGGAATTAAATTCAAAACTACTGCATCATAGGTTGGATTCTTACGAGCCAAACTATGGATTGTGAATACAACACAAAATACTAATAAAACTTTAAATATAAATTTAAACATATTGTGTTTCTAATTGATTAATATAAAACGATCCAAGTGTATAGTTGAGTAGATAACTCGGTTTCATTATAATTTGTTGAGTTATTTTATCTTTCACTTTCATATTAGTTAATTTTAATTTTGTAGGATCAATTTCATTTAAATTAAAAATAATTAAATGATCGCCTTGTAAATGATTAATATACAAAGCTGGTTTATTAAATTGTTTTGAAACCCTCATTAGATTGTCATATTTTTTCTTTTCAATCATCAACCCTCTTAATATAAATGGATGTAGTTTCTTTTCATTATGTTCATCGTATAAACCAAAGGTTCTAGTTTTTAATTCAGCTATGTGTGTCTTAGATACAGTATCATATACAGAATATCTACCAGTCACTAAGGTAAATTCACCATATAATTTATTAACAGCTTCAACAGAATTGACTACACTAAGAATATATGCTTCATTTCCATTATTGAATTTTGTTTTTTGACTTTTGTAATTTGGTTTAAAGGTAGTTTTTTTTATTGGTAGATCTGTGTCAATATATTTCATAGTTTATTTTATTGTTTCTAGATATTTTATTGTTGTACGAATAGCATCAGAATATCCACGAGCATAATGTAAGTCTTGATATTCACTATCAGTAAGATCACCCTCTGCTTTTTTAACTTCAAGATATTCAACGTCTTTTAATGTATCTATTAATATATTTGAACAAACATCAATAGCAGTTAATATATCTTCAGTTTTTAATATATTTTTATTACTCATACAACCTATATTATACCATATTTTTTCTTAAAAGTAAAGTTTTTTTCAAAGAAAAAAGTTAATAAAATCAATAGCTTATTTAAAAGAAATCCTCTAAACTACTCGTTTCTTCAGTTTTCCACCCCAATGGTGTAATAATTAACTTTAAAGCATCTAAAAATACTTTTTGAAACATTGTATCATAGTCGATATATTGATGTACTTTAAACTCAGTTGGTAATGTATCTAAAAAAGCAATCACATTTGTAGATTGTAAAGGGTTTGGTGTTTTAAGATGAATGAATTTGATTTTATCGCTTTCTCTTATAAGTTCTATTTTCTTTGTTAGTTTCATTTTATTTACAAAATGATTATGCATTAAAGCACCACGAGTGTGCATTGGTGTTGACAGTTTATAAATTTTAACAGGATCTGCATACTCATTTATTCCTTGACATGATCTAGGGAATGCAATCTGTTCTGGTGTTAAATTATAAAATTCTTTTTTATAGTTGTTAATAAAATTAAATAATTCATATTGATTGCCATATAATATAATAGGAAGAGCATCTTTAAGTTTTTTCCTTACAATCATAGGTGTACTTGATTTAACAATTTCTAAACCCATTATTTTAAATTTAGGTGTACTATAAGAAATACCCTCTTGATCTAATACTGAAAGAATATATCTTTTTTTAGCAGTCCATATTGCTCTATCAGAAATACTCTCTCGTTTCATTATCATTTTATTCTTAGCATTATGACGTTTTGCCAATTCATCATAACAAGTATTAATATATGGTATAATTTTATCTTTACAAATTTTATCTATAAATGCTACAATTTTTGATCTATCAGGTGCATCTAAAAATGCTTTCTCTACTATTTTTTCAAAATTTACATAAATTGAATCTGTATCAACAGCAATAATATAATCTTTATTTTCAGTTTTTAAAATTTTGTTCATATAATCATTCATCTTATTATGAATCCATTTTATAGCAAGTTGTCCACCAAGTGTGATTGCTTCAGCCATACGTATATCGAAATATCTAAAATGTTCATTACCTATCGCACCATAAGCACTATTTAAAGCGATCTTGTAAGCCATTTGTTCATTATTATATTTTGATATAACTTTTTTAAGCTTAGGGTCTTTAGTTGTTTGAAATTGTTTTTCAGCTTCTATCATTTTCTTTTTAGCAACATCTCTCTCAGCATAAAAAGTGTTCATAATATTAGGAAGCATCCCCTCAATTTTATTTGTATAAACTGAACCATTTGCTGCTACAGTTTCATCATCTTGAAACTCAGCTGGATTGTTTAGATAATGATCTACTCCTGATTTGTAAGTTTTATTTTGAATTGTTTCTGGCGAGATATTATAGTGCATAATTAAATGTGGGTAAAGTGAAGTTAAGTCAAACCCAACAACCCATTTATGCATTCCTAAGATTGGGTCTTTTACATATGCTCCTTCAAACTGTTGACTTTTTCCCACTGGCTTTTTAGGTGGGATAATAATATTTTTTTGTATAAGATGATTATGAATAATCATATCCCAAGTTCTTACTTGAGAATAAACATCAGTAAAATTAACTTTCGCTTTATATGCAAAAGTGACAATTAATTCTAAAAGACGCATTTTATCTTCTAGTTGAGTAATTAATTCAGTATCTCTTATGTTATAGTCAACAAACTTATTCCAGTTTTTTGTGTAAAATTCTTTAAATGAAGCATATTCACTATGATCTAATTTAGTCACACCTAATTCATCTTGTGCTATATCAATAAGTTTATAAGATTCTTTGTTTGTGTAAGTATATTTTTTATACAAACTCATATAATCTAAAAGAGATGTTCCTTCAAAATCAATATATGTTGTTTGTTTATTTCTTACTGAAACTGTTTTAGATGAAATAAAAGACCATGGACTTAGTTTTTTAGCAGTGTAATCACCTAGTAATAATTGAATTCTTTTATAAAGATAAACTGTGTCAAATGCACCTACATTCCAACCAGTAATAATATCTGGACAATTTTTATGCCACCACTTAATGAAGTCATCAAGCATAGCATTCTCATCAGGGAAAGCACGATATTCAACATCTGTACGTTCTCCTGTATATTTTTTTAATCCCCATGTAATGATTTTTTTAGTATGAATGTCTTGTACTGAAAGAAGTATAATAGATTCGGTTGGATTATTTACATCTGGAAAACCATTCTCAGTTGTTGTTTCTATATCTAAAGAGTAGATTCTTATTTTGTAATAATCAAAATCTAAACTTGCTTCAGGATATGCTTGATTAATATATTGATGAGTGAATGAAAGCATTCCATGCACGTCAAAATTAGAAATCGTTTTAAATTCATCAAAGAATGTTCTCGCATGTTTCATAGAGTCAAAATTAACTCTATAACAAGGTTTTCCGTCTAGTGTTTTATAGGGTGTATTACCAGTTCCTTTGGTAATATAACAGTGTGGTTTAAATGGGATTCTTTCTTGGATTCGAGTACCAACGTCAGTGATTGCTCGAACGAGTACATCGTTGGCTGTAGTGGAAACGTTAGTGTAAAAATTTGTACCTATTTTAGAATTCATTTAGTCTTTCTCGCGAATATATCGCAACCTTTTTATTAATGAGTGGTGTGCCACATTTGAAGGCACATAACAAATTTCTTCGCTCTAAGAAGAAGAAGATAAAGGCACACCACTATTTACTGGCGAGGATTTAGCCCTCTCAGTAAATTCTTTAATTAGTTAATTGGTGATAATTCAGATTTTCTTACTGGATTTTTCCAATTAGAATATTTGAATTTTGTACCATATAAAGCTTCAATCCCAGCAGCAATAATTGCTCTTGTTGGATTGCCAAGTCTGTAATATGTTTTACCAGCAATTTTATTGCCATAAATCATATGACCTTCTGCTCTTAATGTATCAATCATCGCTCTTGGAGACTCTAGATCAAATCTGTCTCTAATTGTCTGCCATGCAACGTTTTTACCTTTTGATAAAAGGTTAAGCACTTGTTCTTTTTTTGATACTTGTTTCATAGTTCTTCTTGTAGAAGTTCTTGAACCAAATATTTTTCTTAGTATAGTCATTATATATTTACTCCTTGTTATACTATATTGTTTATTTTTTACTTTACTCCCTATATTATACTATAAAATTTCTTGGAAGTAAAACCTTTAATTATACTATTAAAGATGGTTTTGTTATAATATCCAAACCAGAACCAAACATACGATTATATTCGTTAGTTAATGCTTCTGCTGGGATTGATGTTGTTAATATCATATCTGATCTAAAAGTAAATGTTTTATCAGATGAAAAGGGTAGAAATGGTGCGAATGCTAATGACATTCTTTTTGGTTCTTTATTATCTTCACCTGTTAATATAACAGCAGGTGCTTCAACAATAAGTTCTTTTTCATCTTCTCTAATTACTTTACCAATCATATGTTGACCATTTAACAATACGATTATTTTAACTTGTGGATTATTTTGATTCATAGACTATATTATACTATAAAAATACTTGTGTGTAAAGGTTTAAAGAATCGGCTCTAATTCATCCTGGAGTAATTCTGATGGTGTTTTTGGAATAGATTTATCTGGGGTTTTTGTTTCTTTTTCAAGATTGAAAGATTCTTCGCACTTGCAACCTTTAAGCAAACAACAAGGAATGCCCAAAGATTCAAGACGAAAAATACAATCTCTTGAGAGATTGCTCATTTTTATAGAAAACTTTTAAATGCTGTAAGCATACCTAAAACAAAAATTGAAATAACCATCATATAGACTGTTATTTGACAAATGATTGGAAGTTTATCCCAATTATTTTTAACAATTTTTTTAGTATTACTTACCCATTTGTTTTCACAAACGTTATAAGGAATCATTTTATTTTATCTCTTAATAAGTTTGGATTGGTAGAATAATTAAACTCTACCAATCCTCTTAAAACAGTATTATTATTTTACTGCTATTTTTTTTGGTTTTTTGTGTTCTGGGATTATTCTTTCTAGAACAACTTTTAACATACCATTTAGATACTGAGCATCTTTTACTTCGATGTTATCAGATAATGCAAACGATCTTTCGAATGCACGATTTGCTATACCTTTGTATAGTTCAATATCTTTTGAATCTGATTTTGTTTCGTCAGATTTTGATTCACCTTTGATGATTAATTTGTCATCTTCTAATGTGATTTCAATATCTGATTTTGCAAACCCAGCAACAGCCACTTCAATAACATATTTGTTATCATCAACTTTTTTTAAGTTGTATGGTGGATAGTTTGGTATCATTTTTCCAAATGACTCGTGTATATCGTGGAATCGTGCTAATTGATCATCGAATCCTACGAAAAACTTATCGAAGTCTTTGAATGCGTCATTAAAAAAAGTAGGAAGTCTAGTCATTACTTTCCTCCTTTGCTAACGTTCGCAACAAATGTTTCGCCTAAGCTTACGAATGATTTTGCTAATGTTTTGCTAAAAGTTTGAGTAGCATCAATAATTGAATTTACTGGTTCTGCTACTTTTGAGTCTTTGATGAATGTTTCAACAACAGACTTTTGTGCGTTTGACAGAGTGTCAATCGCTTGGTTTATGTGTGCTATCATTATATCCTCCTATGAAAGCAAGGTTATTATTTACTACTGACTTTCCACTATTGGAACAATCAGGTGTGTTATATTCGATACAACGATCGAATATACACTATTATATAGGTATTATTTTTAAAATTACTAGTACCTATACAATATTATTTATTCAAGTTATTGAATTTATTATCTTTTTTTTTATTCAATAAGCTTAAATTTCGTGTCTTTGAGTCTATTTTCTTACCTAAAATAAGACCCATAAAGAATGCCATAACTATAAAAGCAACTATTAATAAAGTATGCCAAATATAAAACATATTAATCGCTTAGTCTATTAAAACGCACTTTTTTATTAAAAAGTTTTTTAAATTCTGGATTGATCAATACTTCTAGATTGCAATTTCTAAGTTCATCATCTGAGATATGATAATTCGCCCAATAATTTTGAAAACTGAATTGTGTGCCCAAACACGTCAGTTGATCCACATTAAAATTGTAATCTGTTGTGTGTATCACTTCCATTGCAAACTCACTCAGCCATTGCCCACACTCAGTGCCACGCATACGACCACCATCCCCATACAATCTTACCCATCCTGGAGAACAGTCTGAACGATGATAGACAAATCCATGACCATTGTTGTCAGCTGCACTCGCTGTGTTAGTGATAAAGTTTATAGAAAATATAGACAATAAAATTGCTATACATGTTATTATTTTTTTCATATTATTTCGCTCTTTTTCCAATGTTATATTTAGCCACAAGTTCCCAACCTGCTTTGTCTTTATGTGCTAAAACTTTGATTTGACTTAAAGAAGCTTTGGATGAAATTTGAGCAAGATCTTTAATTTTTAATAATCCCCAATCAGCCAGTAATACAGCTATTGTATTTCTTCTTTCAATATCGTTTGTAGTAATATTAGATTCTTTTCCATCTAAAGAAAATAATTCTTTAAAATGAACGATAAAATATCTTCCTTGTTTATGTAATATATGACAAGATTGATATAGTTTTTTATCAGTACGACTTGCGATACCGATACGTGTTAATGTTTCTCTAATTTTTAAAAAGTTATCTGGTTCGATCAGAAAAACTTCTAACATTTTGTCTGGACTCCATGCATATGGAACAGACTTATTTGAATCTTCTTTTACAGTCTCTAATGACTCTTGTTTATTTTCAATTTCACTCATTGCGTGCCACCTTTATAAAATTTTGATTTGATAATTTCAATCTGCTCTGGTTTTAAAAGGGATAATATCTCTTTTGCTTTTTGAGCAGAAACGTTATAATATTCCATAATAAAGGGTTCATTAGAATCTTTAGATTTTTTTGCCCACTTTTTATTCGAATATCTTTTCTTCTTAGCGACTATATTTAGGTAAAATAGAAATTGCCATTTCTTTGGAACATAGTGCAAAATGTTGATTTCATTAGCTATTTGGACTGTATCTGGGAACATAGAGAGAGATCTATTAATAATATAAGGCAAATAATCTTCTTCGAAAGTCTCTGTTTCGTGTAGGTTTTCTTTACTGTAATTGATAGCTGTGACGAACTTAAATGGATTCGTTTTATACTTTTTTACTTCCACTGACATTTTTTCATTATCTCTGTCATTGCAGCAATCTTATTAATATTCGCATCTGCTACGAAAGCTGACTTGTATTGATAATCTGCTAGTATTAAAACCAACTCTGGTATTGAATTCTTTTCAATTGCTGGTTGGCACTTTTCAAATATCTCTGAGAATAAATTTGTAGTATCAATATCTGAATTAAGATCAACCCATTCACGCATTTTATCCCACTCTTTATTCTTTAAGTATTTAAATAGTTTTGTATAAGACTCGTCTGATACACCTACAAGAACTCCTGTATCGATAGTACCACCTACAGAATATCTTTGTAGTTCGTTTAATGTTTTTCTAAAATCAGGAAAAAACTTTTGTATAAGAGTAGCGACTACTTTCTTATCGTATTTTATATTTTCTTTATCAAGAATCTCAATAACTCTATTGAAAAAATCAGCAGCAATAATTGCTCTTTCATCAGTTGGTATTTTAAAGTCAACTACAGAACATCTTGATTTAATCGGATCAATAATTTTATTCTTAAAATTACAAGTAAGTATAAATCTACAATTAGAAGAGAACTCTTCTATAAATGCTCTTAAAGCTGGTTGCATTATATTCGGAGTCATATAATCAGCTTCATCTAGGATAATAACTTTTTTTGCTGCAGTCAAAGATACAGTTGAAGCGAATCCTTTAATCTTTACTCTTAGAGTGTCAATCATACGACCCTCTTCTGAACCATTTATGATTATATACTCAGCACCAATTTCATCACATAATGCACGAGCGACAGTAGTCTTACCAACTCCTGCTGTACCATAAAATAGAAAATGTGGTATCTGTCCTCCTTTAATGAAAGACTTTAATGTAAGTTTAAAATTTTTAGGTAAGATACATTCGTTGATTGTACGAGGACGATACTTCTCAACCCAAACAAATTGAT